TCATTAATAGCAATTGTTAATGCACCTGTTAGTGCGAAATTATCTTGTATCATTTTTAAACTCCTAGTTTAATGTTATTCTATTAAGTTGTGCTCCGTTGAGCACCTTTCCTGATATTGTAGCGAGAGCTACTACATCACTTATACCGATAGTTTCACCGGCTCCTTGAACATTTTTACCTAACAGGTAAGAATCTTCGTCACTAAAAGAGAATGAATGTGCGAAAGTCCTATTCCAGACGAAAGCAAAACTTATTACATCTGAAACCGTACACACATTCCCTTTACTACCAAAGTAGTCTTTGTTTACTAAAGCGCTATCGTCTAACGCAAACGCATCAGTAACTACTTTAGTTATTTCTGAAACTGTACTATCGTTAAATGATACAGAATCAGTAATACCTTTACCTACCAAACTAGATAAACTATCAGATAATGTTGCTTGGTCTGATAATACTTTATCTACAGTGCTAGCCATTAATTCTACAAATCCTAATACATCTGTAGCATCCTTACCTCGGTCCATTACTGAAAGGGTTGAATCAGTCATGGTAACTACATCGTTAATTACTTTAGATAATTCTGTAATTGTAGTATCATTAAAGGAGAACGAATCTGTATACGATCGACTATATACTAAAGTAAAGGCTATTAAGTCTGAAATTGTACATACATTGCCTTTATTACCGTAGTAGTTTTTATTTATTAAAGCACTATCATCTAACGTAAAGGCATCAGCAATTATTTTAGTTAATGCTCTATAGTGAGAGTCTGCAAGAGATATAGAATCACTAGCCCCTTTATTAGCAGAAAAATAAGAACTATCAGCGAAAGAAAAAGAGTCTGTTTTAGCTAAACCTGAGCTCTTATCTGCAGCATCTGCAACAGTAAAACTATCCGTTTCTGGTTTAGTAAACCCTTTTAACTGAGAATCTGAAAGTGTAAGAGGGTCTGATGTACTTTTTGCAAGAGAATAATACTCAGAGTCACTTAATGTTGTTGAATCAGTAAAACTTCTAACGTAGGCAACTACTTTAGTAATTACGTCACTTACAGTACAGGAATCAGTTAGGTTTTTATTATTAGTTAAGCCGATAATATCAGTAAAGGCAAAAATATTTCCTTTGTTACCGTAGAAATCTTTATCGATTTGAGCAAGGTCATCTAAAGTGAAAGCATCATTAAAGATTCTATTGTATGTAACAACTTTAGCAAAAGTATCAGCTACACTGACTGATTCAGCTATTGTTCCTTTATTGAAATGTGAAGCATACAAGTCGGTAACTGCAGTACTATCAGCTAAACCTTTTGTAATTACTTTAAATACTACTTCGCTTAGTGGAACGCTATCAAATAGCATTAAATTTTTAGAATCAGGATTTACCGATATCTCAGATGCTACAACTGACTGGTAAACTGTTTGTGCCTGTACGAGTTCATTAGCAGTCTGAGCTTGTATTCTCTGTACGCTAATTGTGGCACGTATAGCCATTACTAGAAGTCCGCTCTTATCTTAAACTTTAGTTTGTCAAATACGGTTAGAACCTTTCCGGAAGAGTCCGTCATTTCAATCTCACCTTCGTAAGTACCAGCGTCGACGTCTAAAGTCGTGGCATTCCATTGCATATAGCATGTACCATCGGCAGCAACTAAGATGCCGCATGTCATAGTATCTAAGACTGTGTCTCCGCCTAAAGAACGGAATTTAATCCGTACTGTCTGCCCTGCTAGATCAATTGGAGCCCATGTAGTAGGGTCATCCTCGTCAAGAATTTTACCCGTCGCTGCTTTAGTCGAATCACGAAGCGTGAAGTCCAATTGTGGTTTATCATCCCCGGATACGAGGTTGATTGTATCGTAATATGCCATTCAGGCCTCCAATATTTAACCGACTAGTCGGGTTGTTCTCAGCATTTGGTATGCAATTAAAGTTAGGATAACTTTACCCTAACGGTGTCTCATTGTCAACTAAAAGTTAACGGCTGCTACGCGCATGTTAACACGCCTGGTATCTCTACCTTTAGCTGCGCACATTGCGCGTTCAAATTCAATCTGGCTTCTCATAGAAACATCAGGGTCACTCCACTCTTTGTTCGGTATACCGGCAATTCGAGCAATAGCTCCTGCTGCGATACTACGACCGTGTGATTCAAAGATAAAGTCCTCTATCCCTTTAGCCGATAAGCTAGGTTTAACTACTAAAATGCCAGTAAATGTATGCTTGGAAAGCGGTGTAGGGTACATACGGATGCTAGCATCCTGGAATACACTATATTGCGTAGGAGTGCCTGTTACAGCAGAACCATCGGAGTCAGTACGAGGGAAAGAATGTCTTTCTGATACGTGCGTCATAGGGATACCATCTAGCATAAGTACCATAATATTCTCTAAAACGGCCCTATTAGGCACATCTAACTCGTAATCTGAGGTGTTTTTGCTAGTAAAACTAGGTTCTAAATTGTAGCGCCATACTTCACTATTAGCACAGTATTCCGCTGCCGCTTCTTGTAGATGCGTTTTTATAACAATCTCAGGGCACCCAGGTACATAAGGTTGAACGTATGGATATAACTTATCCCATGTTGTTGCCATTAGACAGCCTCCGTAGGTGCAGATGCTACATCACTCTGCGTTTTATCACTTATTCCTGAAATGAATGCTTGGTGGTGTGCACCAGCGCGAGCTGCATTAGCCGCATGTTCAGCATCCTTAGAAAAAGCGCGATACAACACCCAGTCGATAATAGCACTGAGATAAATATCATCTAGTTTGATAACTTCCGTATTACTACCTGCTGGATTCAAATCTGACTCAGATAGCGCGTGAGCTCCTGGCGTGTCAGCATACACAACTTCTATTTGTGCAGCTGTTGTAGCTGGTGGGTATACGAAAAATTCTTTAGGTTGTCTTGGGTCAAACGTAAAGTTCTGGACATCAACCGTACCGGTTTCACCATGCCAAGAAGGACGTTGGTCATCCAAGACGCTCCTATTAATAAGTCTAACTACTTTCTTTTTAGAGGAAGTAGCTAGGTTTCGAACTATGTCTATTAGACGTAGTGCGGTAGAGAAACCTGTGGTTAGAACCTGTCTGGTTCCTACAGCACAAGTAAAGGTACCCGTTTTAGAATTAGCGTCAGGGCGCAATAGAACAATTTGTAGATAGGATTCATTAATCCAGTTCTGCAATTCTAGTCGCGGCCAGCGAATGTTACTATCTTGAATAACATCCTCGACACGTTTTATAACGTCAATAGCTTTAATTATTGCCACAAGTCTCTCCGTTGTAAGTACGTAAAGAGGGGTCTCCCCCTCTCCTTAGCTAAGTACGCGTATTAAGGCGTGCCAACTAATGCTGTTACTAGAGCTTCGCTCTTAACAACTTTACGGCCGTAAACAGATAGACCACGAACGATATCGCCGAAGTCTGTTTGATTACGTAGAGGCTCAGTCTTAGTGATTTGAGATGCAAAAGCACATGATGCTTTAGTACCTGCAACCATCATACGACGTAGCTTAGCACCTGATAGTGCAGCACCTGTTGAGCCCGCAGACAAACCTGGAACCAGTGCTTTACCAACTATACCTTTAGGTAACAAGTTAGATACGTATACAGTCATACGGTCTAACATGCCAATCTTACCAGTACGAATTGTGCTTGACTGGTCACCAGTGAAGTACGCTTGCGCGATGGTAGACTGCATTAAGATGTTACGGTCTTTAGGTGAGATAACTAACCAACGACCATCTTCAGGAACGTTTTGCTCATCCATAGTAGCTGACATAGCTAAGATAGTGTTTAAAACGTTCTGAGCAGTACCATCGTTAACTGGAGCAGAATCAGTACCTAGAGCGTAACTAGCAGAAATTGCACCAGCTGTTGCACCTTTGTTAGACGCGTGAGCACCTTCAGTTACGAACCAGTTGAAGAAAGTTTCATTTTCAATAGAAATCTTCAATTGCTTAGCAGCATCGTCAGTGAATGTGTTCATTAAGTCGATATCAGCTTGATGCGCTAATACGTCGTTTGTTTGAACAGAGAAGTATTTACCTTTGTTAATCTGCATATCTTGGTAGATAGGCACAGGAACTTCGCTTGTTAGTGTTGAACCAGCTGTGTAGTCATTAATAGTAATTGACGGTGCAGTACGGATACGAATAGTATCGCCTTGGTTTTTGATTTCGCCTTCCCAGTCAGTGTTAGACACTTCTGAAAGCATTGTGTTTGCATAAAATTTAGCATTCAGCTTGTTAGACCACAATTGTGGAATGAAACCACCTGAATACGTTGGGCTGGTGGTGAACGGGGAACCCGTTGGAAATACAGTAGCCATTTTCTTACTCCTTATAAAAGTTTAACAGTGTTGGCTAACTTATTCCCATAATCGTGACTAGTTTTGTACTCGTCCTTCCATATAGGCGGCTGTTAGCTCAGCTTCAAGTTTTGCCGCTTCGTCATACTTACCCTTAGTGTTTAGACTCTTGTTTTTAGCCCAAGCTTTATCCATCTGTTTAGCTGAATAAATCTTAGAACCAACTAGACTCTTACTTGCACTAGTGCTCGCAGAACGATTTGGCGTTACCTGCTTCTCAAGTTCAGCTTGGCGATTACTCTTAGTTTGGTCAACAGGGTCAACACTTTCTCTAAATAACTTCACATAGTGAGCTACTGAGTCTGCATCGCCTCTATCAAACGCACCTTGAGCTTGGTCTCTGCGTGGTCCCCTAGACATAGGGTCATACTCATTCAACCATGAAACCCAACGCTCGTCGTTGTCAAGTTGGTCAAATCCAGGAACTAAAACATTTAGTTTCTGAGTAAAACCCATCTCGCCAACTTGGCTACCGGTACTTGAGACCTGCTCGCGCAACTCTGCAATTACTTTCTCCTGTTGTTCAAAACGTCCATCATATTCTTGAGAGACTTCTTTCGCAACACGTCGTTGGAAATCAATTAAATCATCACCGTACTCTTCTCGATCAGCATCGGTTATATAACTAACCTTTTCTTTCGGTTTATCAGTTTCAGCTTTCTTCGCGTCTTCCATACCCTTCTGGATACTTCCTAACTGGTCTGTTAGCTCCCTAACCTGCTGGTGCAGTCTAGGTACTTCAGCATCGTACTTACCTTTTAGAGTACTGTACTTCTGCTTAAATTCATCTGATACTCCGTCTGAAACGTCAGCCGGCTTTGCTTCTTCTACTGCTGGTTCTTCCTTCGGTTGTTCTTCAGTTACTTCAACTTTGGTATCCTCAACGATTGCCAACCCTTCTTTCTTGGGTTTCTCGCCTTGGGCTAATTGTTTCTCTATTTCTTCAACTTCAGCAAGCTGTGCCTGCACTTGTTTTGGCAATGCCATTTCTTTCTCCTTAAAGCACCAACTCTGTTTTGCAGCGTCCTATTGGTATGCTGCTCCCGTTATGGTGTGCTTAACAAATGCGGTAATTTCTTACCGCTCCTTAATCACCTTCTGCGATTCATCGACCGCTTTCAGTAAGTCTTCAAAAGCTTCTGCTCGTCCCTGCAAACGGTGGAGTATTCCCGTTTCGTTTGCGTACACTAACTTCTGCTTTGCTCCTTCAAGTTCATTCTTAAGGAGTGCTAACAAAGCTTCGTTTCCTGGCTCTCGTAACCCATTTAGGGCTCTAACGGCCTGTGTTTCTAACTTGTTAACGTAAATCATTTAACTATATCATACCAAATAAAACATTAGTGTGGTACTTATTTTTTATCTACCATTAGGTTTAGGGCTAAAATTGTTATCTTGGCGACCACCCATCTCTGTACCGTCTTCCTGTAAATTCGCTGCTTGCTCCTGAGCCATCTGCTGTTGCTGCATCTGCATTTGCATCTCTGCCTGCTGCTGTTGCTGCATAGCTGCTAGCTCTTGTTGCTTCTGGACTTCTTCACGAGACGGGACAAGCCTGTCAATATTGGTATTGAGATTTCCAGCAAGGTCGCGTAATAGTTCAGCCGTTCCTGGCAAGCCAACAATCTGCTGTGCCACAGGGCTTTCCAGTACCAGACGTAAGAACTCAGTTTTACGAACAGCTTCAGCTTCTTTAACGACAAGCGACGTTGCGCCTCGTGCGATAACTTGTACATCACCAATTAACTCCGGGTCATTACTATA